GACCAATGCGTCCAGCTGCCCTTGAGAAGTAATAACAGGACAATACTTTGATACGCCTCGGACAAACCTTTCAAGGTCTTTAGCAAGTATCGCATCGGCTTCCTGTATTGTGAACTGCCTGTTCCAACCTTCTGGAATGGGCAAAGATTTTCTCTGCTCTAACGGTATCCTCGTGTGGTTCGGGTCACACACGTGCCCGACGAGACATGTCCACAGAAGTGCTGGGCAGCGATAAGGGCGAAGTCTTATACCCTCGTGATGCCGGATCATCTTCAAACATTGCGGACTTACGTTCATTTTCCAAATGCCCTACCGCCAAAATGGAACGCAATTATTGAGGCAAACAGAGCCTGGGTCTCAGAGTCCCATAACATTTCAGCGAGTTCTTTAAACGGGACATTGTTATACCAGCCATAAGAAAACAGGCCGACATCAACAAACACTAGCAGGCCAAAGAAGCCGAAAGTAATCACAGGACGAACGCTAGCGCGGAAGTTTTTCATCCACTGGCTAGTTCCTTCGTTCAAACTCATGTCATGGGCGTAAATAGCTTGCACTTCTGCCTGCTGAGCGCCAATCAAAGACTGTTGCGTGTCTGCTGAGGATTGAATCTTTATCTCATCGAGCTTGATTTCTTCTACTTTTGCCTGCCCTGCATAGCCTGCCGCAGCCAGTTGTAACTCACGTTCCGTCTGCATAGCGGCCATTTTCAACTCATGGCCCTTATCTGCACGATCTTGAAAAAAGTCCAGAATCTTAGGCAAGCCGCCCATCAGGAAACTTATCAGCGTAGAAAGTAATGTCAGCATTATTCGTCGTTCCCTTGTCTAAACATCCACCATATTGCGTACATGATAAAACTACTGATCGCCACCCCAAAAACTACTGCCAACCACTCTTGGATATCCTGAATCCGCTGCTCCTTCTTGCGCTCAATCTCGCGCAGGCGCATACGCTCCAGCCTAGCTTCTTCTTCAATCGCGTCCCGCCGTTCTTGGATAATCTGGTCGCGGCGCTGGCACATCTCTTCGTACAAGCCCGATTCGTTACCAGAGCCGTAAATCAGAGCTTCACGTAGTTCCACTTCCATCTTGAACATCTGGCGCGACGCAAACATCGCATCAAGCGCCTCGGCAGTCGCGTCCTTCTGTACCGGCTTGCCTAGCTTCTTGTCATGCTCCTGCTGAACAACCGCCGCTTGAATCTCACCTTGCGCGGTAAAGAAGGCGCTAATGTCGTGATAACACTCCTGCACTCCCTTACCTAGCGCAATGGCTTCCTTCACCCCAGCAACAGCCGCTTTGGCTACTGCAAATGCCGCACCGATTGTTATTGGGTCCATATTTCATCTTTACGCAATTGCCAAGAATATGTATGTTCCACCCGCTGAATTTAATCCTCCGGGCGCTGCTGCGGTTACCTTGAAGCCTGTAGTATCGGTGTCAACGTAGTTGTCTCCCGTCGCCTCTGCCGCAGTGCTGTTGAGCAATAGGTATGGGTCGGTTCCGGAGGATATACCCCGCGCCGAATCCCAAACATACCAATTGCCAGCCGCATTAGTCCGTTTAATAAGTACGAACCTAGCGCCAGTAGTGAATCCGCAAGCGACAGTCTGTAAGGCTGCTGTACCTGTGTAGCTGCCTACTTTGGAGACTCCCGCTACTGTGGCGAATAAGTAAGCTACATAAGTTGCTGCCGAAGTATTAACTTCAGTTGCAGTACCTAAACTAAATACTAATGACGTTGGATATGTACTATTCCAACGAGTAGCTCCAGTAGCTTTAGCTGCTGTAGTGTTTAAAACAACATACTCTGTATTTGCTAAAGAAGTAGAGCCAACTTGCCAAGCAGTTGAGCCGCTACGTCCTTTTATGATCCATAACTCAGGAGCAACATTAAGATTATGTGTTTGTGTAGTGTTTGCTCCCGTCCCCGTATAGCAAACTGCATCAAAGAAGCCCGGTGCGCGACGGAAGGCTTCAAAAATTATTGACTGTCCAGACGTATTTAAAGGCGCGCCTCCTGAAACAATTAATCCCGTCATAGAATCAAAGCCAGTAATTGCTGATCCAGTATCTAGGGTTTCAACGTCTGTATCAGTTGTTTTCAATCGCACTCCACCACCCTGTAAGCGGCTTTGAGCAATAAAATCAGCTCCAGCTAAATCACGCCGACGGGCAAGGACAAAATCAGAGGGGAAGTTAACCCCAGAAACAGTTGTTGTTGAACCAGTGCCAGTATGAACAATTGGCGCAAACACACTCGTACCACTCGTCGGCGTTTTCATTGGGCCGCGACGGATGGCGATGTAGATGTAGGATGAGCCACTTACATTTAACGCGCTGTTAGAATTTAGAAGGTCAAAACCAGTCGCTGTAGGTCTAATAGCATTACTTACAGAAACTGTTGCGCCTTCAGCGTTACTATTATTTGGGCATAAAGCTGCGTCAGATGTCCCAACGGTTAAACCGCGCATGTTGTCGAGCAACACCCAATCACTTACGGCGACAGTCGTTCTCTTAATTAACAACCATTGAGGCTCATATCCTAGGTTAATACTGTTCGTTGTACTGTTCCCGTTGTATGTCCCACAGCTAATCACATTGTCCGTACCCGTCAGGCCAAAGCCCCCTGCGTTGTTGGCGAATAGATAGGCGACGTATGTTACACCTGACGCGTTAACAGCAGAAACAGAAGACGCTTGGTCATTTAATTTAAAGTCAGTTGAGGAAACATTATTAATATACCCCCCAGACAAGGCCGCAGCGCTGTTATGTGTGGTTGTAGAATTTAATAGTAAATGATAATCTCCCGGATTTACAGTAGCTTTCCAATCGCCCGACCCACTTACAGGTTTAACAACAACAAAACCCGGCTGCGATCCTAAAGGGTGCGTAATATATCTTCCGAAAGTTCCATCACCCGTATAAGTCACAATATCAAAGAACTTGGGCTGCTTGCGGAATGTCCATGAGGCGTAGGTAAAACCAGATTGGTTGCCATCTCCCTGTGAATAAACATAACCATTTGAATTAAACTGTGTCAGGAAAAAATCGGAAGACCCTGCAATTTGTGCGTTTGTTGTATTAGAAGTTAAATAGTTTCTAACGCCTCTTGAGGTGTCTATAAAGATATTACTTTCGTTTGTTGCAGACCTCGATTTAGTCCAAACCAACCCACCCTTACCAGCTAGATCAATGTTATTAGTGATCGTCTGCGTAGTTCCATTACCCGTGTAGAGATACGTAGAGAATAGGTTTTCAATAAACGCACTAGGATCAACACTCCCCGCAATCGGCCATAACCCCTGCTTCTGCCAATAAGCCTGTTGATCTAGCGTCCACACACCGGGAGCAGCACTAGTTGCATACGGTCCGGTAGGCGCTACAGGTACAGGGCGAATTATTCCAGCGTTCCAATTTTTGATACCCACGTTACACCCCTTGCGGTTTTGTGTGTTTGTACTTAGTCATAACTTACGCAATAGCCAAGAATATATAATTACCACCCGCTGCATTTAATCCTGCTGGCGCTGCTGCAGTCACCTTAAAGCCCGTAGTGTCGGTGTCCACATAGTTAGTAGCAGTAACTTCAGCGGCTGCGGTGTTCATTAACAGATACGGATCGTTACCTGAAGACAACCCGCGCACCGAGTCCCAGTAATACCAGTCACCGTCAACATCTGTACGTTTAATCATAACGAACCGCGCTCCTGCCGCAAAACCACACGCTACGGTTTGCAACGCTGCTGTGCCTGTGTAACTTCCTACTTTAGAAACACCTGCAAGAGTGGCAAATAAGTAAGCGACATAAGTATAACCGGAAGTATTTGTTTCAATACCCGCAACACCAATAGTTACAGTAGTACTTGTTGGCAAAGTAGTCAGCCAACTCTGGCTCTCTATAAAACTGACTGTATTTAAATTTAATCCTTTATTTGCAGGTAAGTCTTTTTGCCAAACTTTCCAATTAGTTACGCCTGTCCTGTTTTTAATAATTACTAATTCAGGTACGGCATTTAAGTTATGGGAATATGCAGTTGCAGTACTTGTTCCTGCGTAGCAGATTTCATCAAAAAAGCCCGGTGCGCGGCTGAACAAATAATTAACAAACGTATTTGCGGAAGCATTCGTAATTGTTGAGGTTGTTCCTACTTTTACCCCATCCATTACGTCCCAAGGACTAGCTTGAAGAATAGTTACACCAGCCGCAACCCCTGCTGCTGTAGTTGACGTGACAAGGTATTCAGTACCTGTGAGTCTTGATGAATACAGATCAGCAACTGCTGCCCCACGGTTTTTAATTATTACCGCATCATCTACGCCAGACCCACCAGTAACCGTAGCATTTGCCCCTGTACCTGTTCTAGCAGATATACCAAACACGGTCGTAGCCGACGTAGGAATTTTCATAGGTCCACGACGGACGGCTATGTAGATGTAGGTGTTACCAGAAATTGCTCCTGATTTCTGAAACCTAAACCCGGTTGCAATTGGATATACTTGCTTTGATAATGATTCTGCTACATTAGAATTTGGATATATCCTCGAAGCCGCTGCATCAACCGGTTGGCCACGCATTACATCAAGTAGAACCCAATCATCCCCGGCATTTGATGATTTCAATAAAACAAATTGTGGCTCCCAACCAAGGGTTACATTTAACTCACTACCAGAGTAAGTTAGGCTCCCACAGCTAATCACATTGTCCGTACCTGCCGTACCAAACCCACCTGCATCGTGGGCGAATAGGTAGGCAATATAATCATTGCCAGTGCCATTCACAGTATTGTCGCTACTAACTGAAAAAACACTGCTTGTTGGTTGAGTGGAACTAAAAAATGCGCTGTAATAAGGGGCTTCAAATTGACCTGATTGATTTAGTCTACCGCCCTGTGTAGGTACACCTCTATGCCAAACTGCCCAATCAGTCCCCGCCCCGCTAATGTTTTTAATAATAACGCATCCCGGTGCAGCACCTAGATTATGAGAAATTGAACGCGCCCCAACCCCATTCCCCGTATAAGTCACAATATCAAAAAACTTAGTTTGTTCGCGGAATGTCCAAGAAGTATATGTCGATCCTGATCCATTAACATCAGTGTTTGTTCCTAACACAAACCCATTTGAGTTAACTCCGGCAAAATAAGTGCCTCCTGCGTTACTTTGTGCGTCGGTAGTATTAGAAGAAAGCACATTATCTCTAGCAGTATCGTATAAACGATTCGATCCTGTTGCGTTTCTTCTTTTAACCCAAACCATTCCACCATTAGCAGATAAATCAATGTTATTAGTAACTGTCAGTGCAGCACCCGTACCGGTATAGAGATACGTGGAGAATGTTTCTTCAATGTAATTAGGCACCGCAGGCGTCACGCTATTAGAAGCAACGCTCTCAGGACCATAACCTGCTTCATTTTGAGCAGCAACAGTGAAAGTATAAGCCGTACCGTTGCTCAATCCTGTGACCGTTACGGGAGACGTTGCGCCTGTACCGGTAAACCCGCCGGGACTTGAAGTAACGCGGTAACTGGTAATAGCAGGATATCCAGCGTTTGAAGGGGCAACAAACGCAACTGAAGCTAAAGCGTCGCCCGCAGTAGCCACAGGGCTCGTAGGAGCGCCGGGAATTGAAGGCCATATGTTTTGACCACGCGACTGATATTGCTGCTGTAATGTCCAGACGCCAGAATAATTAGGCATTAGATATCTCCATTTATATTTCTATCTGATGCGTAATCTATTTCTTCCTGCGTTGCATCTCGTATATCCCATTGCATAACCCATTCGCCGTCTAATAAAACCGGATAAGTCTCTATCGGCCTTTGTGTCACGTGATCATACTCAGGAGGCAACGTGCTACGCACAAATGCGTAAGTTTCAGGCAGTATGAATTCATCTCCCATTTCGGGATACTCTAACCGTACGTCACCTTGGTGCCTTGGGTATTCTCCGGTAGCTAATTTAATATATATCGTCATGTTGCCGTCTCAATAAATGTCAAATTATCTGTTGCAGATATTGTTGTAACAGACGATACCGTTCTAGTTTGAGCAGCCACCGCTAAAGATGCAGCAGCAAATGTTCCAGCGTCAGTACTAACAGTATAAGAAGACGCAGCGTAAGTATACGTCTGCCCGTCAACTGTATATGTCCCAGTTCCCGACCCATCTGGTCTAAGTAATGCAACAACTGGATAAACTACAGAACCAGTTGTAACCATTCCAGAAGAAATAAATATTTGCCCTGATGATGTTACGGAAATACTTTGGTTACCTGAAACATCAAAAGGTAGAGTTAAATTTCTTTGCCATTGAATTGTTCCAGATGAATTGTATTTACTTACAGAAAGTGTTTTATCCGTCGTATTACTAGGAACTAATGCGTAAACATTTTCGCTACTATCAATTGCAACTTTGCAGATAGTTCTACCGGTGGCGATAGTTGTTGCCCATTGTTTTGCGCCCGCAGAATCAACTTTCAAAATTAAACTAACAGGGTCGGCTTCTCCACCTATGTAGCAATTACCGGTACTTGCGCTTTGCGCTATGCTATAAAATCTGGAACTTGCTGCTCCATTTGAACTAGAGTAAAGACGTTGAAGTTCAAGCGCACCCGCAGCTTGAGAAAGTTTTACAAAAACGCCTTGTTTTACAAAACTTGGGTTATACCAAGTGCAAGCAAAAAACACAGATGCACTATACGTTGAGATTCCACCGGGAAGAACACTTGATGTACCTGTTCCATAATCTGTCTGCCACCTATTAGTTCCGGAAGAGTTAACGCTCCAAAGAACGGCTCTATTACTTCCGGTATGGCTTACTGAAGTGCTTTTCTTACCTTGAAAATAAACATTTTCAGACGCATCCGTAGTGATTCCATAATTGTCATAGGCTAAACTTGTAGCTTTAATTGCCCATGTGACCGTTCCCGAACTATTAAATTTTGTAATCCAAGGACTATCTCCAGAATTGTAACCGGCTGCGTATAAAGATCCCGACGAAGCATTTGCAATCGATTGATAGTAAAGAGACGCGCCTGAAACGGTTATTAAATTTTGAAATGAAATAGTTCCGTCATAATTTAATTTTTGAATCCTACCTAACGAGGTTGTATCTCCTCCGACGACAAACATCCCACCTGAAGTTACTGAATTGTATATATTACCTTCTAAAATATAATCACCAGACGAAGGCTTTAAGATACCAATATAGTACGGATTAATTGGAATTACACTATTACTAGACGCACTAAACGCACTAGGGCCAAATGCATTTATGGCCCAAGCGTTCATTGTGTAAGACGCGCCATTAGTTAGGCCAGTTACCGTAATAGGAGAAGCTGCGCCCGTCGCGGAAATACTTGTACCGTTTGAAGTATTAAACGCAGAGGCTCCGTATCCGGTGATTGCCCCACCCCCAATATCCGTAGGCGCGGCAAAAGTAACGGTTGCTTGCGCCTCTCCTTCCGTAGCTGTACCAATCGTAGGCGCATTAGGCACTTTAAACGGGTTATAAAACGCGGAGATAAACCCCGCTAGGAAACGCATCGACATAACGTCGCCTCTTTAAGAGTTAATTTCTTCCCAGCTTGCGGTAACGACAAGATCGCCAGCCGTTCCAGCCGTTGCGCCAATAGACCTGTCTTCCAGCAAGTAAAAACTCGTAGTCTTATCAGTCACGATCAGCGTAGCGTCAGCAGCTACGGAGATAGTCGATACAATGGCGGTAGCTGTTCCACCTAGAGCCGCAGCAGAGTAAATATTGACCGTTATATCAGCCGCCGCAGTACCGTCAACATTGGCGACCGTGATCGAGTTGATCTTGTAGACTTTACCACTTGCCGCTGCGTTACTTGCAATCGACGTAGCGGAGGTGCTGCTCAACGCGGTAGTTGACGTATTACCGTAGATGGTTGTTACATTAACAATGTTTGGGTTTGCCATATTAATTCCTTAAAATCCAAAAATCATCGCCATAGCGATGGCTTTGCCGGTTGAAATTCCAGCCGATCCAAATGAAATATTACCTGAACCATCTGTAACTAACGCCTGACCGCTAGTGCCATCAGCCGTGGGGTACTTCAAACCGGCAGGATTATTCATAATACGTTTAACTGTACCCGACGCATTCTCTGCGTACAAAGCCATGTCTGTGTCAGCAATGTTAAAACCCAACTCTCCAGGAGCCAGATCTGCCGCTAAAGGTACAGCCGCACCCGTGGTGCTGCGATACAACTGAATTGGTGTGTAACCGGTTTGCGCCATAAAATTACCTCAAATTTTCAAGTTTATACAAGGTCTTCATGTGCAGACCAGTCAATTCATCGAGTATGTTTTCCAAAGCAGGAACACCTTTAGAAATCTTACTTCGGTTTTCTGTTAACCAAATTATATCATCTCTTACGCATTTTGAAATGTTTTCAACGTCCTCTGGCATTTTGCCGATGACGCCGAGACCACCTTGATGCGCTTCTACGTAATTGTCTA